TCGCGATGTTGGAGGCCGGTGATTTTACCCTTGGGGAAGGTGGCGTGGGTGGTATCGGAGCCCCAAACGGTGATCCAGAGAGAGGTGTTGGTAGAGGCAACGCCGCCCGCGTCGAGGACGTTGGCTGCAGTTGCGGAATTCGCGGCGGTGATTGTGCTGTAGCGTGGAGCAAGGCCGGTAAAGCGTTCGGGGTTGACACTTTGGTTGCCATAGATCAGGGTTGCCGCAACTTGCTGCGACATTCCTTCGAGGAAGGCTTTGACTTCGGAGAATCGGAACTCGGCGGTATTGCCATTGAGGTCCGCGATGTCTTTGTCGATTACTGCGTAGGTTTCCAAGTTCCCACAGGTGTCAACGATCTGCGCAGTGGTGGACTTGGCATTGGGAACGCCAGCGTTGAGGAAACGCCAGGTGGCTTGAGGGAGCCCGGTACGGACAGTGGTTTTGTGTCCAGTAGGGAGGTTACCCTCGACGACCATCATGTCTTCGAGGATTTCGTTTGTTTGGGAAAGCAATTCAATGATGGTGGCAATTTTGTAATTGTCCTCCATCCGCTTCGCCCAGTCGGCGAAGGTTAGCGCGGTTGCGCCAAGAATAGCCATTGGATTTTATCCTGACTGTTGAGTCGGAAGATCGGGATACATGGCCTGGGCGGCAGAGCCAGGTTTTGGCTTCGCTGTGCTTCCAGCCACAGGTGACCCCTCGCCTAGGCGCTCTGCGAGTTTATGAAAGATCTTGATAAACGCGGGGTTATCTCCGGCGCCTGTCAAGTCCATCGCAGATTTAAAGTCTTTGACGAGTTGAGCATTTTCAGGGCCTAAGGCGGTGTATAGGGCACCGATCCGGGCCTTGACTTCACCAAGCTTCCCACCGATCTCGGGGTCGGCCTTGATTTCGGTTTTCCAAGCCAATTTCTGGGCGAGCCATCCATCCATGTTGGTTTTGGACACGGCTGCGGCAGTCTCAGACAGGGTCTTGGAATGAAAATCTACAAGCTTCTGAGCTTGGGTTTGCGAAAGGTTCATCTCTTTGAAAAGCCCAGAGACTTCCGTCACCACTTCCGGTGATAGCTCTAACCCTTCGGGGAGCTTGAAGTCGGAGTACTTTTCAGGAGCGCCAGAGGCAGGCTTATCCCCATCCTTCGGAGGCTCAGTAGGCTTCGTCTCCGTCGTCTTCGGATCCGTTGCTGGTTCTTCCTCGTTCAGGAGTGATACCGAGGCGCTCGGCTTCGGCTCGGTTGCCGGCGTCACGTTCGTCGTCGATGGGGTTAGCGCTGGATCGGCGGGAGGCGTCTGCAAGGGAGCGTTCATGGGATTCTCGCATCATCTGAAGGTACTCGTCCGGGCATAGCCGAACTACCAGGAGGAATTCCTGGAGAGCGTCATTTTGGGTTCCGCAGTTGAAGGCCATTTGAATGGGATCGGTGGAGAAGGGGGTAGAAAATATATGGTTGCGGACAAATCGGTTGTGCATCCATTCGCGGCCATTATATTCAGACATAATAGCTTCAAAGATATGTTCATTGGCCCGATCGAGTTCTTTGGACTTTTTCTGGCGTTCACGAATAGCGCGGCGGCTAGAGGCGTCGAAGGTCATGGAAGGCTCCGGAAGACGGCTTCGAGCACAGAACTAAGCAGAAGGCCGAGCATGATGCCGAGAGAAAGAATGCCGAGAAGGCGCATCAAGATGCTCCGGTTAGATTTTGCAAGGCAGATTTGCCTCCACCGACGTTGACGTTTGATAAAGTCTCTGCACCGCCAGCGAGCTTTTGCGCTGTGTCAGCTTGCTGTGCCATGGCTTGTTGTTGCTGTTGTTGCCGACGCTCATCGCGCAAGGCCTTGATGGCTTCGGGCGTTCGGATGAGCTTGGGGTCATTGTTAAGCAAGGAGGAATATTTCATAACGCCGTAGTCATAGTCGATGACATCCATAATCGCAGGGTCGACACCAGCAACGTTGCCAGTTATGCCAAAGACTCGCTCAATGCCTCCGGCAGCGGCGGCTTCCTGGGCTTGCGCAAGCATGGAGACGAATTCGATATCGATATTCATTCCCGAGCGGAGTTCAGGCGGAGGCGGAGGCAGGATTTGGGCTCGCGATGCCATGGCAAAGGTTCGGTCGATAGCATTTGGAAGGGTCTCGGACATAATGCGCTGGAGAACTGGGCCAACCATTAGCATCCCTTCGGCTCGGCGGGCATCGATTTCGGTGGCACTGACGTTGGAACGGGTTTCGAACTGAGAGATGATTTGAAAGATGTCATTGAAAAAGGTCTTCTTGATTCGGTCTTGGACTTCTTTTATATCTTCGGTGATTTCACCGACAGGGAATTTCATGTCGTAGACAGAGGCGAAGCCGGGTTTGCCGGAAGAGGCGAAACCAGTAATATACGTTGTTCCTCCGGGCAGAAGAGAAGCAGGTTGGTTCTTAAGTTGAATATCCGCCACCATAGGGGGGTTAACAGTTTTATCAATAGCCTGTGCTTTACGCCGAGTTTCCTGTTGGAGTTGCTTAATGTCTCCAAGCGCATCCATAGCTGGTGCTCGACCATATGCGTCATTGCCCACAAGGTCCCAGCGACCGGGGATAAGAGGATTTTCGAAATAGCCTTTCTTGCGGAGGAATAAGGTTGAGGCTGAGCCGAGTTCCCAATAGAGTTCGCGGAAGACGAAGTGTTCGGGGAATCCGAGGTCTCGTTTGTCATTGGGCTCGATGCCATGGCCGATAAGGATTTCGCGGGTAAGTTGGGCATTGCCGTCGCGGAAGGATTGGGCTACGCTGGGGGAGACGTTGTCTATGCCAAATTCTTCGACAGCTTGAGCAACCGTCAAGACAAATTCTCGATAAAAGATCTTGGCCTTGAAGTCAGAGGAGTTGTCGAGAAAGAATTCGCCTGCGCAGGGGTTGTAGCATTTGATAATGTTTTCGAAATCTTCATAGATTAAGATGGCGGCCGTGCCAAATACGACGAGGTCGAAATAAAAGGTCGCCATGGCTTGGTAGAAATTGGATGCCTGGAAAATAGCACGCAGCAAACGCTCACACTCGGCTAACCACAAAGAGACTGGGCCAGTTTGTGTCGAATCGATCTTATTAATCTTAAGTCGGAACCACTGTTTGGTGGGATTTGTAGTTCCAGTAAGCATGCCTGCTGCACAATTTCGGGCAGCAAGAGTACCTGTCGAGTCAATAATATGTTGGTTGATTGGAGATCCGCGTGCAGCTTGATTCGGAGTAATAAGCCATTTGTAGCGTCTAGGTAACACGTAATCAGCCAATTCCCTCCAATGAACCCACCAGCTGTAGCGGTTAACCTTAAGACCACTTAGGCGCCCGTCGAATTGCTTGCGTAGTTTGATCCCGATGGGATCACCAGCAACTGGAGTCATCCCGCCTTGAGCTCGAGCGTTCATCGCTTAGGCCCTGCGGGTTGTTCGAGTTTGGAGATTCGGCGATCGATGATATCGATATGGTCTTTCAGGAAGGCAATGAGTTGATCGCGGAGACGGAAGTCTCGCTCAGCATCGGCAGCGCGATAGCGACCGTCCATTTGGGATTCGATGCGGATCTGAAGACCGTCAAGGCGACCGCTAAGAGCAGATTGTTGCTTAGAGATTTCCCAAAGGGCGCTAGCGGTCCAAATGAGAGTTGGCGCGGCTAGAGTCATAGCACCTTGTGCAATCAAGCGGAAGTAGCCGCTGTCGGCGATTTTGGCTATCGATAGAGATCGACCGTTGGTAGTGTCGGTCACTTTACAACTTTCAACTTACGCACTTGGCGCTTAGGGTTAGGGTTAGGATGGGTATCCTTCGCCGAAGGCATGGAGAAGGAACCCTGGTTTTGCATCTGGGCAGCGGCCATTAGAAGGTTAGTCGGATCGACGGAAGTGAGAGGGGACTTACCCTCCCCACCCATATTGATTGAGGAAGATTCGGGAACCTTGGGCATTAGTGGACTCGATACGAGAGTCGGAACACAGCTTGGTCGACGGTAAGCCGATCGGAGCTACCAATGCCCATCAGATTGAAGGTCGGGTTGGCGGCAGCGACCTTGCCGAAGTCGTAGTGCTTGTACTCGCCGCCGAAGACGAAATACTCACCTACCTTGAACTCGACGCCCCCGCCGATATTGAGGCCGAACAAGGATTGTTCATTGGAAGTATCAAGATTGTTGAGATTGATAAGGGCACTAACATCAGTCTTGACATGGGCCCAGGCAGGACCGCCAGTTAGGTAGATCAAGGTGTTAGGAAACGGTGTGATACCAATTCGTGCATTGACATAGGCCGCCCAGTCGACCTTAGTCTGAAGACCGTTGGTGATCAAGGTAGCAGGTAGAACCACAATCGGAGGAGTGTCGCTCTTAGCCTTCTGGCTCCAATTCTGGATACCAATTTCTGCGCCGAAGACGATGATGCCACCTGCGGGCTGGATGAGATAGCCCATGTGGCCGCCGAACATCCAAGAGTTGTCGTCGAGGTTAACCTCGGTTCCAGTCGGTCCACATGCACGACAGAATGGTGAGAATGCGCCAAGATTCTGGCCTACATCAAGGCCAAGATAGAAGCCTGACCAGCCCACGTCCGCCATCGGGTTAGCAAGACGTGGGCGGGCCGGCAAGTCAGCCGCAGACGCGGGCAACGTGGGGAGTGCTACGGCCAACAAGAGGAGAAAGATGCGAAGCATGAGAGGATTCCTTATTTTGAGGGATCGACGATGACGTTAGACGGAGTCGCGATGGAAATTGCAGGCGTGTCAGGGCTACGCGGATCGAGAAGGATCTTAGCATCGGGCACGGCAATTGCGGCTACTGCGATGAGGTTGGATTTGCGATTGATATACCAACCCCAAGCGGCAGAGAGGCCGGAACCTCCGATGACGAGGAGATCAGGGATAAAGCTCTGGTCGAAGCCAGGGATTTTGGATCCATATTTCACAAGGAAATAGGTTGCGTAGATAGTCGCGATTCGCTCTGCGGCGGCTTTGAGTTTGGGATCCATATCATTGCCCTAATAAAGTATTTCCACCGGTTTGTCCGGCACCAGGTGTGGCCTCGTTGCCGAGGAAGGTTGGAATGGGATTTTGAGCCGTGGGCTTCTTTTTGCCGGAAAAAGCAGTCGGCGATTGCGGTGGCGGAGGTGGTGTAGGGGTGTCGATCTTTGGAGCTTTCATCATGGCAACGCCTCGAGGAAGGATTTGACTGCGGCTTCGATGGTAGTGGAACCGGAATCAATGAGGGATTTTGGCACAAGGAGAATCATGCCATTGCGCAGATTGATTCGATAGGCGAGGATTTCTAGGCCGACGTCGTCAGTGAAAGGAACAATGCGGTAGTTCATAGTTTTATTTCTTCGATTGGAATATACCTAGGCTCGGCTCCAGCCATATCGAGATGGCCCATGCCGAAGGTAAGCATATCCATCCAGGCCTTGCCGGCTTCGCGACGGTAGATTCGAAGCATACGATAGTAGATTTTCCAATCTTGTTTATTCACGCTGCCATCCTCTCTACTGCAAAGGGATCGTATTCACTTTTGACCAAACTTGGTTGTGGAAATTGGCCACCAGCGTGAGCACTTCGGGCCACAGGGTAGGCGAAGGTTAGCGCAAGGGCGTCCGCTCGATCTGGCGAGGCAACGCCCCGCTTCATCATATCCTCTTTGCGCTCGAGTTGGATCGCGCCCTTCAGATTTAGAGTATACGTCGGACCAATTAACTGCTGGATCAACTCCTCGTCCGCTGGAATTGCCCCGCCGTCGGTTAGCCAACCGCGCATTAGCCCCCATATTTCTGCTCGCTTATTGGCGTAGACTTCGCCTTCCACGCCTTGGGCAAAACCCACGCCATCAGGCTTAGAACCAAATTGAACGTCAAAACAATTAATATGCATATCACGGAGATTGTCAACAACACCGCCACCAACGCCACCGCCATCAACAAACACGGCATCAGCAGCCAGTTCAAGAACTGCCGCAGAGACTTGGGCCGCCAGTTGAGTTGTGCTAAGACCTGTGAAAATCCGTGGAAGAATAGATCTAGCATCACGTCCCTTGCGGAAGAATATGACACTTTCGTTGCTTCCATAACGCGCGACATCAACTCCAAGCACAAGGGGAGCGTAGTCATCGCCATAGAAATCCTCCAACAGGGATGCATTGCGGGCAACCTCCCCTGAAATAAATTCCATCTCGCCGACGCGGGGGAAGGTTCCGCGGACACGAATACGAACAAAATCACTATCCTCGCCGTAAGCAGAGATCCACTTGGCAATCTGCTTTTTATTGGTAAGGGTTACTTCTCGCGAATCGACTTGGGTTGAGTGCCAGGTCTTGGCGTGCCGGTGGCCGGGGAAGCAGTCGCGGAATCTACCGCTGTTGCGTGTAGGATTTCCAAACACGGCCCAGATAATCTGAGTTCCTTCGTCAGTAAGCGCACCTTCAGTTGTTTCCCAAATGATGTCGGGGATTGCCGAAGCTTCATCAAATATAACAAGGATACGTCTCCCTTTGTTATGCAAGCCAGCGAAAGCCTCTGTGTTGCGCTCGCTCCATGGAACCATATCGAAACGCCAGTCTTCAGCAGCGGAGCGGGCGAAGAGAGATGTAGCTGTAAGCTCAAAGAGGTCTCTCCCGATGAACATATGGAACCACTTACCGAGTTCCACCCAGGTTTTGGTTTTTAACTGAGTCTCAGTATTGGCGGTGACGACGCCTCTGGTGTTTGGGAACGTGGACATTCCCCATAGGATAAGCCAAGAAACAAGGCATGACTTGCCCACTCCGTGGCCACTAGCCGTGGCTTCTTGAATCGCTTCATCGATTGTGAGAAGCCCAATTCGAATTCGCTCGAGGAGATTTCTTTGCCAATCCTCCGGACCGTCTTCCTTCTCCAGTCGCGACCCTGTCACGCCCCAAGGGAAAGCGCCAGCCACAAATGCCAATGGGTCATTGCTGACGCTGGCAAGCCAAGCGAGAAGTGGGTCGTTATCGTCAGCCATCGATAACCTTTAAGGGATGACATGCAGGTGCCGGGACGTACCCACCATCCACATTGCTCCCGGCTTCCTCGGGGACCAAGGTCGGTCGAGCATTGATAACCTTCGCCGATGCAGCTAACGCCTGCGCAAGGCGATCGGCAAGGTCCATTGTGATTTTCTTGGTAGTAACTTTACCGTAGCCTGTGCGATCCGCGCTGTCGCTGGCGATTGCATTCAAATCCTTATAAGGAACAAAATCCCCATTCTCCTGGGCTTCGCGAAGTTGATCCAACCGCATGCGCTCTGCAAGAATCCCGGCTTCCGCAATTGTTAGAAACCGTTCATCCAGCGCTGCGCGGACTCTTACATCATCGCTCTGCCGATAGGCTTCGACAACGGCCTGAAAAGTCGGATCCTCTGTCAATTGACGAACTCGACCTATCCCATACCCACTGCGCGAAGCAATTTCGTCATTGCGAAGCCCAAGCGCAACCAGCCTCGCGACGGCATGGTAGCTGTCCCGGAACTTCTGAAAAGCTGGTAGCTGGGCTCGCTCAAGGTTGACTACGTCTTCAACGGTGAGTTCTCGAGCGACTCCGATGCTCCGCTTTGTGGAAGGTCTTCCTCGGCCTAACATTAGAATCGCCTACCAAAGGCTACTCCTTTCACTTCATTATTTACAACTACTTTCAACCTTCCTCGTTCTGCCATTATCATACTTAAGGGCTTAACATATTCTGGCCTAATGTCTTTGGCTTTAACTTTACCTAATTTATTATGCTCTGGGTTATATTTCTTAATAAGTGCTGTTTCTATACTAAGCCTTTTTGCTTCATTCGCGCAGGGCCAGAAAAGAACTCGATTAAAATACATTCTATGATCTAAATTCTTATATCCTTTACTATATCCATTCATATGCTCCCCTATGCGTTTTCCAACAATATTTGTCTGACCTATATATACAATTTCATTTCCAAGGTATAAAATATAAATCCCTTCAAGCATTGCCGATGATATATCTTCGAATTCATCTAATTCCGGAATTTCTTTCGCCGTTAGCTTAGCCCAAGACCCCGCACTTGAATAAGGTTTTTCAAACTCCTCCATAAACTCAGCTAATTCACTCATACTTTTCCACCTTCCCCAGGGTACTTTAGAAGTATACCA